TAAGGTTAAAAAGCAGGGATACAACGACCGACTAGATGAATCTTTGGGAGCTAGAAATGGCAAGAAGTCCCAAAGCCTTAAATCTCGTAGGGACGAAAGCAAAGGCATGGAGAAGTCTATGGGTAAAGGTGCATATTCAGGCGCTTCTACCATGATGAAGAAAGGTGGCAAAGTAGGCAAAAGCAGTGCTTCAAGCCGAGCTGACGGTATTGCCCGTAAGGGACATACTCGTGGAAGAATAGTTTAATTAGTTGATTTTTAAGGAGATATACTATGGTTGGCTTATTTGGCAGACCTGATCCGGGCGAAACACCCGCCCCTAAAGCAAAACCTAAAGCGGAACCTAAGAAAGCTACCCCTAAAAAGGTGGCAAAGAAAAAAGCTAAATGAGGTAACTTGCATGATGAAGTGTCGAGGCATGGGTGTAATGAACCCAGACAAGATGCCGAAAAAAAGCAGGAAACTTAAAAAAGGCGGCTGGATTCAAAAAGCTATAAAAAAACCCGGTGCGTTGCGTAAAGAGCTAGGGGTAAAGGCAGGAGAGAAAATACCTGCTAAGGAATTGAATGCCGCTGCCAAGGAGCCAGGAAAGCTAGGACAACGTGCGCGTTTAGCCAAGACGTTAAGGGGTATGGCGTAAATGATGAAATGTAGAGGTATGGGTAGAATAAGACCCGTAGCATTTAATACAGGTGGCCCTACCCATGATGATTGTTACCGAAAGGTAAAAGCTCAGTACAAAGTGTTTCCTTCTGCGTATGCGTCAGGAGCTATAGCTAAATGTAGGAAGAAAAAAGCTCGTGGCCGTTCGTAAGACTAAAAAAGGAGCTGCGTTAAAACGCTGGTTCAAGGAAGATTGGAAAGATGTGCGAACAGGCAAGGCTTGTGGACGACAGAAAGGGGAGAAAAGGGGTACTCCTTACTGTAGGCCGACAAAAAGGGTGTCAAGTAAAACACCTAAGACCTCTTCTGAAATGACTACTTCAGAAAAAAGAAAAAGAATTGCACAGAAAAAAAGGTTAGGACAGCCAGCGGGTAAACCAAGAAGAGTTCAAGCGGTGAGGCGCAAAAAACCCGTAACAAAGAAAAAACGATGATTAATCAACAAGATAGAACAGACATAGTTAAAGAGATTAAAGATTGGTCTAAGTACGTATTAGAACCACGTAATCCAGAGTTTAATGATATACCAGCGTGTCCCTATGCTAGGAAGGCATGGAAAGAAAAGAAAGTGGATATAGTTTTTAAGGAAGATAAATCTTATGGATTACTTTCTAATACTTTAAAAAATTGGGACGATAGTAAGGATTTAGTAATCATAGTCGATACTGCATTTATAAAAAGAGAAGACAGGTTTCATAAATACCACGACATAATAAACAAACGTATTTCTGAAAACATGTATAAAGACAGAGACTTATGGATAATGGGGTTTCACCCAGATGATGACGAACAAGAGTTATTGGATAGTGAAGAATTTGAACCAGAAACAGATGTTGAATATGCTTTAGTATTTGTACAGCGACTATCTAAATTAGAAGAAGCTGCGGAAAAGTTAAAGTCTTTGGGTTATTACGAGAAGTATTTTCAAAAATATGATGTAGAACCCATGTATAAATTACGTAATAAGTTTTATAGGAGATTACAAGATGGCAGGTGCTAAGAAGAAAGGCCCAGTTAGAAAGCGTAAAGGAATGCGTAGTGGTGGGGTGACCACTAAAAAAATGCGTACCGGCGGCATGATGCCCATGAAAAAAATGAAAGGCGGTGGTAGGCCAGGGGCTAAAAAGAAAGGCCCAGTTAGCAGAAGAGGACGCTAAAGTATGGCTACGTCTGGCACTACAGCATTCACAATGGACTTCACAGAAGTTGCTGAAGAAGCTTTTGAACGTGCTGGGCGTGAGCTTCACTCCGGTTACGATTTAAAGACTGCTAGGCGTTCCATGAACTTGCTTACCATTGAGTGGGCAAATCGTGGTGTAAATATGTGGACGATTGACGAAGGGTTTGTAAACCTCGGTCAAGGGACTGCTACTTACAATCTCCCTGCGGATACTATTGATTTGCTTGAACAAGTTATTCGTACTAACGAAGGTAGCACTACCTTACAGACTGACCTAAATCTCTCTCGTATTAGTGTAGATAATTACGCTTCTATCCCTAATAAACTTACGCAAGGTAGACCTATACAGTGCTGGGTAGACCGTTTGCGTGACCAACCTACCATTAATCTGTGGCCTGTACCTGACCAAGGTACAACAGTAGACCCTTACTACGTGGTTAGGTATTGGCGATTGCGGCGTATACAGGATGCGGGTGCTGGCATACAGACCCCTGACATGCCGTTTAGGTTTTTCCCTGCGTTAGTGGCAGGTTTAGCATATTACATAGCTACTAAATTGCCTGAAGGTATGCCACGTTTAGAGATGTTAAAAGCGCAGTATGATGAACAATACACGTTGGCAGCGGGGGAAGATAGAGAGAAAGCTTCTGAAATGCTTGTTCCTCGTTTATATGGGCCTAGATAGCTATGAGCGAAAGATTTGCATCGGGCCAAAATGCGTTAGCGGAGTGTGATGTATGTGGGTTTCAGTATAGGTTACGACAGCTAAAACCCCTTGTAATAAAAGCTGTGGTTACGGGTATAAAGGCGTGTCCAGAGTGTTGGAACCCTGACCAACCACAACTAATGTTAGGCACGTTTCCTGTGAGTGACCCACAGGCAATACGAGACCCCAGACCCGATTTTACAGGGTATCCTGAAAGTCGAGCGCGATTACAACCAGCAGACCCTATTTTTGCTTTTGGGCATGTTGGGGAAGTGTCTATAGTGCTTACCACTACGTTGACGGTAACAGTAGCTACAGGCACAAACGTATATGGCACAGGTAATAAATTTTATATAGATGGTGTGGTAAGTCCCACGTTAACTTTGTTTGAGGGGAACACGTATAAGTTTGACCAGTCAGCGGGTACAAATGGTACACACCCGTTAAGGTTTTCAACAACCCCGAATGGAACATGGGGTGGAGGAGTAGAGTACACTACCGGAGTGACTACCAGTGGTGTACCGGGAAATGCAGGAGCGTATACGCAAATAGCAGTAGCTACAGGCGCACCTACATTACACTATTATTGTGCTGCCCATAGTGGTATGGGTGGACAAGCAAATACACCAACTTGATGAGGTGAAGCAATGGGCAAGATTAAAGTAAAAAAAGTGGGTGGTATTAAAGAATACAACCCTGGCACAAAAGTTAACTCACCAGAGCAATCTTCTGGAACAGTTAAAACTAGTGGGATAAAAATACGCGGTGTTGGCGCAGCCACTAAAGGCACTATGGCTCGTGGGCCTATGGCGTAGGGAGTGCTAGGTGAACTACACCGAACTTAAAACCAATATACAAGACATTTGTGAGCAAACATTTACAAATGACCAGTTAGCCATGTTTACCCAACAAGCAGAGCAAACTATTTTTGCGTCTGTAGACTTACCTGCTATGCGTAAGAATCAGACAGGTAACATGAGTCTTAACAATAAGTACCTGACGATGCCGTCCAATATACTTTATGTGTACTCTCTAGCGGTTATAGATGGCACTGGTAACTACCACTATTTGTTGAACAAAGACGTTAGCTTTATGCGAGAAGCCTACCCTTTACCTACAGCCACAGGTTTACCTGTGCATTACGGTATATTCGGGCAAACTACGTTTATTCTAGGGCCAACTCCTGATGCGGCGTACCAGTCAGAAATTCATTTTGCTGAGTACCCTGAGTCTATTGTTACAGCGGGGACTACATACTTAGGCACAGAGTTTGATTCAGCGTTGCTTAACGCTTCTCTTCTTGAGGCAATAAGGTTTCAAAAAGGGGAACCAGATATGGTGGCTTTATATGAGAAGATGTATGCACAGTCTATTACGTTGCTTCAAAACTTGGGGTCGGGACGATTAGAAACTGACACCTATCGCTCTGGAGTGGTTAGAGTCACCCCTAAATAAGGATTATTTATGATTAGTACAAAAGGCGGTGTAAAAGTAGGAATAGCAACAGCTACCATGATTTCGGGTCGGGGGTTTACTCCTGAAGAACTTGCAGAGCAAGCCGTAAATGAAGTTATATCTATTGGAAGTAACTCACACCCTGTTATACAGGCGCAAGCAGAAGCATTTAGAGAAGACATTAGAAACGTAATGCTGAACTATTTACGTCAAGCTGTAGCTTCTCACAATACTACATTAACCAATCGTTTTAGGGATGCTGGGCATCCAGAACTAGTGAAACTATTAGAGGTCTAATATGGCAATTACAATCTCAACTGCAATGCCCACATCGTTTAAAGTTGAACTGATGAAGGGTTTACACAACTTCAGCGCAGGGAGTACCACGTTTAAGCTGGCACTTCTTAAAGCTACTGCTTCTGGCAGTGGTACATACGGCGCGGCAACCACTAACTACAGTGATGTTACTGGAAATACTGATGAACTGTCGGGTACAGGGTATACCACAGGGGGTAAGCTTCTTACTTCTGTTACACCTACAGCCGATGGTACAACAGCTATTACTAATTTTAGTTCAGTAACGTGGACTTCCTCTTCGTTTACGACGTGTGGAGGGTTAATTTACGACACAACTGATTCTAACTCTGCGTGTGCGGTGTTGAGTTTTGGTGGGGATCAGACAGTAAGCACTGGTGATTTCCAGATTCAATTCCCTACAGCGGCAGCAGCTACTGCGATTATTCGTATAGCGTAATAGGCCACTGCCATGAGCGGATGGGGTCAACGTCCTTGGGGTCACAATAGGTGGGGTGGTCAAGCCTCTACCCTTGTAGACCTCGGTGCAACTTGGGGTGCGCGTGGTTGGGGTCAAGGCGCGTGGGGTGCTAATGGCATTTCTACGTCAGGTACAGGGGCTGTTGGTACTGTCTCTGTAAACTATACGGCCAACATTACTCCTACGGGAGTAGAAGGTACAGGCGCAGTAGGAACAGTAATACTGAACTACACCGGGTTGGTTAGACCCACAGGCGTTGAAGGCACAGGCTCTATAGGTAGTGTATCCATTGTACCAAGCTTCAGTTTAACTGGGGTGCAAGGGGTAGGCGCAGTAAACGGTGTTAGTACTAACACTAGCGAAAATATTGTACCCAACGGTATAAGCGGAACCGGATCAGTAGGTACAGTCACCTTCAGTATTGGTAGTGTATTTACTATTCCTAGTGGAGTAGTAGGCACAGGTGCTGTAGGTACAGTAACCCCAGCTTACGATTGGTCGTACACGGTTACCGGGGTAGAAGGTACTGGAGCTGTTGAGGCAGTTACACCTCTAGTAGCAGTTACTCCTACGGGAGTAGGCGCAGTTGGAGCTGTTGGTACGGTTACAGCAAGCTTCAGTAGTGTTGCATACCCCAATGGGGTAGTAGGTACAGGAGCTATAGGCACTGTAGCAATTAAAGGTTGGAGTTCAATAGACGTTACACAGACACCAAATTGGACTAATATAAGCACACCTCAAACTCCTAATTGGGTGGACATAGATACTGACAAAGCGGCATAGGACTTAATTATGGCAACTTATGTAAACAATTTACGATTAAAAGAAATTACTACCGGAGATGAGGATGGTACGTGGGGAACCAGTACCAATACTAACCTGGAACTCATTACCGATGCGTTAGGGTATGGCACTAAACAATTTGCGGCTGACTCTAATGAGACATTCACTATTCCTGATGCTACAGCCGATGGCACACGAGCTTTGTACTTGAAGTTTACTTCGGCTGTTTCTCTTACTGGTACACGAACCGCTACGCTTGGCCCTAATACGGTTAGTAAGATGTGGATGATTGAGAACGCTACCACTGGTGGGCAGTCAATCGCTATCAAGCAAGGTTCTGGTGCAGAAGTCACCATAGGAACCGGAGAAAAAGTATTTGTATACACTGATGGTGCAGGTGCAGGGGCGGCGGTATTTAATGCTAATCCC